CAAATCATCATCCGACCTAATAAGCACACAACTACTAAACTGCTTAGTTGGTGTGCCAAGGCCTGCCAACACTGGTGTGGCCAGTGTGAATAATCTATCACTTGCGGCATTGTAATACTCCTTGATATAACGCATGCGAGCCGAGTTGGGCTCTTCCTTGTGAAACACTGTGGCTGCTGCCACCATGTATCTCACCTGTGGGGTTTCATAGATTTCTTTTGTTGAACGATTTTTAACAAGATATTTTTCAATCAGCTGTTCTACTGCGGCATAACTGTATTGTTCGTCTTTGGCATGATCAATCATGTCATTCATGCGGTTCCAATCGTCTTCACTGTACCACTCCAGCAATTCTGGAGTATACAGTCCTGTGGCCACATTGGTTTTTACAATTTCGTAAAGATGTGGAGGCTCATAACTGCCATACACATCTTTGCGCAACATACTCAATCGTTGCTTGCCTGCCACATACTGATAGTTGGTGTGCCCAATGTCTGGATTTGATTCCACATCAATCAAATCCACTATGGCTCGCAGAGTAATTCCATCTATTTCTTTGGTGGTAATACCATCATAAAAGTGCAGCTGGGCCTTGATCTCAATCATGCTCTGACTTACATCTGCAATGCCTGTGCAGACCTTGGCAATCTGTGTTTGCCATTTTTCTAATGCCAATGGCTCGCGAGTTCCGTCACGTTTTTGTACTGTAATTTGCTTCATTGTTACCTAATTTTTTGTTTTATTTGTTGTTGCGTCACGCTGTGTCGGATTTTGAACGGTTCCGGATTGATATTTAACACCTGTTCCTGGTCCCAATTCAGTATATATTTCTTTTTGTCAACTAGGACTAAATTGTCAGTTCCTGTGTCTACCAACACAGCGTCCTGCAAATCAGGTCGATCCAGCATAGTTATAGTATACACTATTCCCAGCCCGCGAGCAAGACTACAGTACAGATTATCGCTCAATAATTGCCAGGGATCTGGCCAGCTTTCTTGATCGTCCCAGTGCAAATGATACGGGCGCCACGGTGAATCGAACCACCAATGATTGATGGTGTGCAGTGCCAAAGAGGTGTCAACAGCCGAGACCTGATCACGCATTTGAGTCCAACTCTCCAGTCGCTCAGCAAAAGTCATGGGCCACATTAGGCTAATTTTGTTACTGAATAATAGATGGCAGCATCAAGGCCGGTGCTGGTAGTTGTGTATTTCCAACTGACCACACTGGCTGCTTCGCTCACGCTGAATGTTTGTCCTGGTGCAGAATTTTGCACACCAGAGTCACTACCTTGAAGGTTGGTACCCGAAGCGTCTGTTCCACACACAATGGTGTAAACTCCGGTTCTCACAGCAGTGTTACGAACTATGGTATAATTGATTTGCATCGCACGTATCTTGGTAGCATCGAATGTGAGAAGGGTGCGAGCCACTGCTGTATTATCAGTCAATGCATCTGTGATACCTGCCGAACGTTGATAAGTTCCCAACGACATTTGGTTGGCAAAAGTAAGATTGGCCACATTGCTTTGATAGAATGTGATGTAACTGGTGTTCATGCCCAGCGCAATACTGTTGGTATTGTTGAGTTTGATTCTGGGATAGGTGTTTGAGTACGTTGTGGTTCTTTCAAACATGTCGCCAATGCTCACGTTGTTGATGGCATTGATATCTATGATGGATGATGCTGGATTTGTTATGCCGTTGAAGTGGTTGCCCACATCATAGAACACATTGTAAGCTGTGGCATTGAGACTGACGTTGACTATGACAATGCCTTCGACATAGATATTGTCAAATTGATTCTGCACAATTCGGAAACCAGTGGGTCCCACAGCTGGTGCAATAGTATTGCCTAAATATACACCTTGATACAATGTATTAAAATAGCAATTGCTGAAAGTGACACCTTCGATCTGTTCATCTGTGTTGGTGCCCCAGACCATGCCAGACAGTGTGCAGTGATTCCATTCTACATTTTTACAAATGTAGGAGCCGGTACTGTTCCAGCGAACACATGCGGTGTTGTTAACACTTGATGTCAGTGTGCCTGTTGTCATCGGACCGGTAACATTGACACTTTGAAAGGAGCAGTCGGTTGCAGCTTCCACAAACACCCCATCTTGTGTTGCTTGATTGGTTTGGAAATTTATTCCAGAAACTTCAAAGAATCCCGGAGCCAAGGCCCCATTGGCTCCGATGTTGGCCCCGGTCTGTTGCAAGCTGTCAGCAGTTCTGGCAATGTAAGCAGGCAGGGTTTCTGCAGTCCAATAGGTTGGATTTGAAATAGCAGTGCCTATTGGTACTGCTGCCTGGCTTCTGTAATAAGTTGCACCGTTTTGTACCAACACTCCGGCTGCATAGGCAACGGTGTTGGTCCAAGTGGCTGCATAAAAGTAGATATTGGTACTTTCCGGACCTTCACCATATAATTTACAATAAGGCGGAATTTTTATTGTACCGCTGATGACATAGGTGCCGGCTGGGAAAAATAAACTTCTGCGAATTGCAGGATTGATATTACGACAGTACAACTGATACAATGCATTGTTGATAATTGCTGTGACATCTGTTACACCATCGCCTGTGGCACCAAAATCAGTAATCACTGCATAACTGTCCAATCTTGACTGTAGGCTTTGACTTACTGTGCCACCGTTGACTCCAGTTTGCACTGTGTAGCCGCCGGCTGTGCCTTGATAAGTGTATTCACCAGCGAAACTCAGAATGTCGCTGAATTCAGTCAGCACTTCGGTATTGCCCACAACCGGAGCACCATCGGCTAAGTCGCCGTTGCCAATAAACAGTCTGCGATCATCGATAGCCCAGCCCAGCTCAGCTCCGGCCAAGGGTTGGGGCAGATCTTGTAACAGCCCTTTTCGTTGAGTAATTCTTGATATTTGTACAATTGCCACTGTGATTGTCCTTAGGATATCACATATTTAGCATGTAGTACTGTTCAACCTTTTTCCACCACATGTCACAATAGCGGTCAAATTCTACGCCTTCTAACACAAATTCCTGGTATTGCGGGGTTCCAATGATATTGTGTTGCTCGTCCAGATCAGGTTTCACGCACATCAAAATAACACCTTTGCGTATTTTTGTGCCATACACTTCGTTGTGTGCTTCTGCATAGGCACAGAGCTGTACAAAGTAGTCATCGATCCATTCGCGCTTTTTGGGCTTGTTGGTTTGTTTGTAGTCCAAGATCGATTCTTCATTTAAGTGTATGCCTGCACCGTCTGTAGTTCCAGCATATATCTTGGGAAAATACAGCGGTACTTCAATACCCCAAAATTCGCTTACATTTTTAAGCCCGTGCTTGATCACAGTGTCTGCCATCACATGACTGGGCCAGCTAAAGGGATTGGATCCACGTTCTTTGACTTCACCTGTTTTGACATAGTGCTCAAGATACGAGTGCATTCTTGTGCCACGATTCGCAGCTTCGGTGGTAATGGCCTGCGCTCGTTCTGCGCCCACAGCTCTGCGCCAATTGTGCAAGGCAGCCCGGCTTTCTTCGCTTTTGGTTTTGTCCAAGATTGTGGTCACTGATGGTAACTTGTTGCCATCAGGGGTGGCGTAGTAACGCCGGCCTTCTATTGTTACTCTGGGTATGGGTTGATAATCAAATTTTGGATTGTACAATTTCAAGACTTTAAAAATATTTAGAAAATTCTGGGTACAGATAATCTCTCAACACACGATGGGCGTGTCTGTTGGGGTGATGCGCTTGCCATCCTTTGGTGTTCCAGGTTTTGAGTTTGGCATCAACTTGATCAACAATGGCCAGCCATTCACTCACAAGATTGACATTGCTTGATCTCAGTGCTGCTCCGATCTCCTGAAGATTTTGATCTCCAAAGATTGATCGGGGATAATTTTCATGCAAGAGACTACCCCAACTGGGCACTGCCACTTGCAGATTGTCATGCTCACTGATCCAGACAGGATCTAGGTCGCACCAGCCGCCGATCAAGTTGAGTTTGATGTTGTGTTTTTTTGCCAATTGGTCTGCCTGAACAAACGATTCTTTCAATACTATTGCTGTGTGAGATTCGATACCCGAGGCAGTCACAAGATCTTGAACCTTGATATCTCGCATGGGCTCGGTCACAATCCAATAGAATCTATCAACAAGAGATATGTCCGGGTCATAGTGTGTGGGTTGATACTTGGACAAAAATCGATCAAGGATTCTCAAGCTCAACTGATTGCTTCCGGCACCTTTGGAAAAATTCAACACATCAAAATTGTAGTTGAGAATTTGACCAATACCCGGCCCGCTGATGTACATGCTGTTTGTGTCGGATGCCCATTCTCCAACTCCCCAACTGTCCCCAACTATAACAATCATATTCTAAAACTTTCTCCACAACCGCAACGATCTCGTTCGTTGGGATTGATGAATTCAAACCCTTCATTGAGTCCTTTACGCACATAGTCCACGGTCATGTTTTGCAAATACACATCATGTTTTTTATCAACCACAACTGCAAACGAGTCTTGAGCGTAGTTTATGGTAGTAGCATCTGCTGTGTACTTGTCAATGTATTCTAACACATAGGCCAGGCCAGAGCAACCAGTGGTTCTGACTCCTACACGGATTCCTGCACCACCACGCTTTTCCAACAGTTTCTTGATTTTGACTTTGGCCGCATCAGTTAACAAAATCATTCGATATAAAACCCCGACACCTGCAATGTGTATTTGTTTTGCATGCCGGCATTGGCACTGAGATGTAGTATTTCGCTGTCCCACACAAATCCGTCACCGGCTGACCAGTCAACGCTGGTGCGAATTTGATCATTTTCCACATACTGTATCATGTGCCCCAGGCGATAATCTTCCAGATACATGTTGGCACGAACTCGACGTTCTTTGCGATCAGGATACTGTTGACCAATTTGATAGAATGTGTCTCTGTGATAGGGAATCACACACCCAGGGGGTTGCATTATGCTACTCACGGTGATCACCTGCATGTTGAACTGGCGTCCCAGTTCTGCGTAGTCAACTTGATCTGGTGTCCACCACAACTGATGAATCATGGTGTTTGCCGAACAATAACTCTTGGGAAAGCCGCCGAACTTTTGGTGTATGTCTGTCAACTCGTACACTTGATGTTTTATACAACTTCCTGTGTGTGCGGAGTAATCTGCGTCAACAAATTGAGAATAGTCCCAGTGTAATTTTGCTGGTGTTATCATAGGGAGTGCTTTTTTCTATAGTCTTCTACTGCGGCCTTGATTGCATCTTCTGCCAGGATAGAGCAGTGGATTTTGACCGGGGGGAGAGCAAGCTCTTCAGCAATTGTGCTATTTGATATGGATCCTGCTTCCTCAAGTGTTCGACCTTTGACCCATTCTGTAACAAGGCTACTGCTTGCAATGGCCGACCCACAACCATACGTTTTGAATCTTGCATCTGTAATTACTCCATCTTGTACTTTTATTTGCAACCGCATCACATCTCCGCAAGCAGGTGCGCCGACCATACCAGTGCCAATGGTATCATCAACAGTAGCAAAACTGCCAACATTTCGTGGATTTTCATAATGGTCTAAGACTTTGTCAGAATATGCCATATTATTGTTTACACGTTCTTGTTCGTGTGACAGTACCGTCTGGTTGTTGTACTTCTACCCAGTCAGTGCAGGTCTGAATTTGTCCATAATACACTGGAGCAGGCTGAACCACAACCGGTTGTTGTTGCACAACCACAGGAGGATAGTTTCGAGCAATTTCGTATCCAATTACACCACCAATAACAGTGGGTGCCACCCACCCATATCCTGAATAATATCCATGATGATGTCTAAAACCATGCTGAGCCACAGCCGAGGTGGCCGAGCAAATCAAAAGTAATGCGATGAGTTTTTTCATATGAGCTTCCTTTGTTGTAGTATACTGTATTTAACGTTTCAAGTCAACCTTTAGTTGACAGGTTCGAATTCACTAATAAATATTTACTATGCAAACTCAATCCTTTTTAGATTCCGGAATATTACAAATCACCGATGTGTTTGATCCGTCAACCATGGCCGCACTGGTTGCTCATGTTGAAAATACTGTTATACAATTTGAACAAAAATATCCCAAACGATTGTTCAGTACTCCGGCATATCAAGACGTTTGGATGAATTATTTTGATCCTGTGCTAAAATCAATCTTCGGCGGATACTCTATTCAGCAAAGTTTCCTGGGTTACGAAATGCCACAGAGTCATTTCAGCTATCACAAGTCTCATCCGGGAATTGGAGCAATTTGTATTTTTAATCTAGATACATTTTCTTCTGTCAACCTGCGAGTTATGAATTCCAGCGACATTGAGTTAAACTATGCCAATCCTGATCAGTTCCGAGCACAACAAATATCAGCCGACCGTTACACAGATTTTGATTTCTTGCACAATCAAATGCTGGTGATCAAAAATCAGCCTGTCAGTAGAACCTGGGGATTTTCTGGATGGATTCCAGAGAATGCTGTGAAAAGAAGCGTCTGGATTTATCTCAACTGATTCGACTCAGTGACATTGCAAAACTTCGTCTGGCACCGTCTGGCACATAGTAACTCTCATGCATCTTGGCATCTGTGTTGAAATTTAGATAGCCGTGATTTTTTATATTTTTTACATTGTGAATTTGCTCAAGATGGAATGCTGTTCCCGGAGCTCCAAAAGATTCAGACTCCAAATAAACTTGTAACATCAATCCTATGCCAGGATGATCAGCATGTGGCCAGGTTCTGTACGCTCTGGTGTCAAAAAACAATTTGGCATTTTGACGCTCAAATTGTTGATCAAATTGTTGCAATAAAAATTGCTTAAATTCTTCAGCGAATGTTACTACCACTTGGTCTGCTGTGTCCAGCATGTGAACCAAGCGTCTGCCACTGGTCTGATCAAATTGCCAAACATGTGGATGACGGTATTTGGATTCAAAATATGTTAGTGCTTGTTCACTAAAAATATTTTCGAAACTATACAGTGTGTCAGCGTGTTTTATTAATTTTATATCAGGGTTGAAGTACACCATATTATGGTTTCCTCTCAGTATCCAAATACTTATTGATTGCGTTGCACAATCAAAATTTAATCAAACGCCGCGATCTTTTTTGGCTGCTGATTTGGCAGCATTGGCCACTACGTCTTGTGCTCGATTTACAGGCATAGACACATCAGGTTGTCCAGCACCTTTAAATGTCAGGACCCCGGTGTTTGGATCCATGGGTTCCAACAAGTTGCTGAGTGGTTCTTGGCTGACCACATCGGCCAAATTTTGTGGGGTAATATTGATATCCAAGTCATTGGCCAATTTGATAAAGGCAGCCTGGCTGATTTCTTTTCGAGCACTGGTATCATCAGCGCGGCCATTGAGAAATTGTACCAACCCCGCCAGTTGTGCTGGATTAGGAGTTGGTGCCATTCCAGCATCAACTTCAAAGATTTTCATTATCTCTTGGCGCGACCCAACGCGGCAGGTGCGGGTTCCATTCCTGGCTCGGGTGGCAGTTCAGCATCTAGGTCTGCACCCATGTCACCAGCAGCTGACATGTCAGCGCCTGCGGCACCCATGTCGGCAGCACCGGCAGCAATATCAGCACCCATTGCACCAGCGGCTGCTGCAGGAGGTGCTTGGCCTGTTACCACACCAAGTGCAGCGTCAAGCTGCTGTTTGGCACCTTGCAGGTTGCCAACCAATCCAGCAAGAGCGGCTGTGGCATCTGCATTGAATTGTTGTGCTTGTTCCATGCCCACTTGATTCTTGATTGAATCAACCAAGGCAGGTAATTCTTTGAACTGCAACTCTGTCACGTCTTCCAACATGCCTTGCATTTTGTCGACCATGTCTTGAGCAGCCAACACCACTTGTGCTTGTTGTACTTCTGACTCGTTGAGACGTCGCATTGCACGACGCAAACGACTTTCGGCCTGCATCATTGCAGCACCTGCTACCATTTTTTGTTCTTCAGGTGTCAATGTTTGTCCACCTTGTGACTTCTTGAGTGCGGCAGCCAATTTGGGATCTTTTGCAACAGCACCAGCCACAGCAGGCGATGCAGGAGCGCCCGGAGCAGCAGGAGCAGCAGGAGCGCCCGGAGCAGCAGGCGCAGTCGGAGAACCGGGTAGAGCAGCTTCTTTCAAACGGCTGCTCAGTGCTTGTTCCATCATGACCAGCTGTAGATACTTGGGATTCTTTTCACTGTGATGACGTGCAGTGGTTCCGCGATGCTCACGCAACACGCCTTGCACTTTTTGCAACATGGCTTGTGTTTGAGCACGAGTCAATTGATCAAAGCGAATGCGTGATCCAAAGTAACTTTCGAATACTTTGGCGATTTGTTTACTTGGCTTGGGAGCCGATAGTTCTTGCAGTTTCATTATTGAATCCTCTAATTTGTATATATTTAGCTCGATTTACACATTTTTCTAATTCGGTGCTAACTGAGTTGTACTGATCTATTTTGGGTTGCAATTTCATGTTTATGATTTCATAAAAGGTTTCATGCTTGCCACGTTCTGCCAGTGTCTTGCGGCAGTATATATCTGCTGCCAATGCTTGTTTTTTGCGGTCCAACACCAAGATTGAGTTGGATAAATTGTATTGTTCGTGTTTGTCGGCTGTGCACCAGGCCATCGCTGTGCGCTTGGTGCTGAATTCATGTATTTTTCTATCCCAGGTGTTTACAACAAAGCCAGTTGTGTCAGGACATATGTGATATTTGCCAAATGCTATGATACCGCCTTGATCGTCGTCCACAATCATGGATCCGATACTGCGGTGCAGTGCCTTCTCGGCCCACTGTTCTAGTTTCTGATCGCGTGTCATTTTAGTACGTAGTGAGTGACCAAGTATCCCAGGGCCGAGGTCAGAAACACGATAATTCCAATTCCCCAACCAATCAATTGATTGTTGCGATAGTCTCCCATTTTGACCACTGCTTCATGCACACTGCGAATATTGGCTTTTAATTCCACTGTGTCAGTTTTGACATCGTCAATACGCTGTTCCAGTGCATTGTACCGTTGAGCGCACAGTTCAACGTGTGCTTCTAAACTTTTCTTTTCAATATCCGTGGTATCAGCCATGATTACTCCAATGCTTTATTTACCGTAGAGAACCAAATGTTCTGATCACTGCCTGAGGTCAAAATGGTTGGACTCAGGCCAGGAGCTTCTTGCAAATTCAACATCATGGGAACTCCATCACAATCAACTTTGAGTCCACCAAGTGGATCATCGCTGCTGTGTATTTCAAATATGCCTTCAGCTTCGCATTCAAACTCAAAATGCCATTGATTGTTTTCATGCACTGGATCTGTGATATCTTGTGGCTGTGTTCGCAGTCCAATGATTTGTAACAGAGTTTCCCAATTGCGTTGTTGATTGCGTGATCGATTCCAATCAGTCTGATTGTTGACCGACTGTCCTGTTTTGTCAACAAAAGGAATTTCACTTGAACGATAGTGTCCAGTGACTCCGGTTCTGCTGCAATCAAAAAGGGTATGACATGATATCTTCATTCTATGAGTATTTAATGCCAAAGAGAAACCCCGGATTTTTTACGTCCGGGGTTGGTCAATCAATTGGTTATTGATTAAACAGCGATAGCGCCAGTGTAGAACTGAGCGTTGGCATAAGCACTGCTCCACTGATAACCAGTGAAAGCAATGTTGGCTGCTGTCAAGAATGTAGTTGCGTTGGCATAAGAACCAGATGGATAAATTGCCACTGCCAATGCGTTTGAGCTTGACAAAGGACTCACCTGATACATTGCAACTGTGCTGACTGACTGGATGCCTTGCATGGTTTGGTTGATAAAACCGTTGACGTTGCCAACTGCACCAGTGGTTGTGGTCAATGCTGTGTTAGCAAGCAAAGTGTAGAAGTCCAGTTTTGGACCTGCCATTTGCACAGAACCCTGTGCAGCAGCGTTTGCTGTTCCAGCGATGGAACCGTTTGCTACGTCTAACGCAAATACCGGTTGCGTGGTACCGTTTGTTTTTGTAAATGTTGCCATTTTCTTTTTCCTTTAAAGTTAATGATCTCAGTGGACCTGCTTTTATTTAGTCAGATTGGAAAAATCACACCGGTTGCGGATTGTTTCTCTGTCTGTTTTGAGCTGCAAATGCATTGGGGTCAAATCTATTTACCGCCTTTGCATAGCCCACAGGGGTGGCCATGACCCAGCCTTCCTGCCCTGGGTGCTCGGTATCTGCTTGCTGTAGCAGGTGCATTTTGAGATCATGCAACAATATAAATGCTGTGAATGCAGCCGCCAGCGCAGGAGTATTTGATGTGGGGCTGTTTAGATATTCCACAATGTTGCGGAACTTTTGCGGGGTCACACGGGTCTGCAGCCATTCGCCAAAGCCAGGCAATAGTGTTTGTTTGTTGATGGGGGTTCCCACCTTGGTATTGATATAGTCCACACAGAGTTTGGCCAGGTCTGTGATCTTGTGGGTCCGCAGTTCAGCAGGATTAAACAAGGTGTCTATGTTTTTGCCATCAGTTTTGATCAACTGTTTGAGTTGTTTTTCAGCTGTGGTTTCGGACTGCAACTGTCTGGGGCTGGCAGGTTTTTCTAACAGCAGTCCCGGTACTTCGTTGAATTTCACTCCGCTCAAGGGCTGGCGTGCATCACCAACATCAGCATACATTGAGTGTATGGCAATGCCAACGTTGCTGTTGCCAATGCGTTGGCCCAGGGCAGATTTGGCAGGTATTTTGTATTCCACTGTGTTGGGTTGAAACACATAGTTGCCGGCAATCACTGGTGGGGTCTGCATGTACAGCAAATCGCCCTTGACATAGCCTCGGAAGTTGGGCGGAAGAGCAGCTTCCAACATGGGGAACAATCTGGTGTAAATTTCGATCAATTCAGTTCTGTCACCTGAACGCCGGCTTTGTATGTCAGCCATCATGCGAGGGCTGGTGGCAAGACCATCATAGCCCTTGGCTTCAAATCCCGACCCGTCTGTGAGCACAAACTCCCCAGTGGCAGGTTTGCGTCCAAATATCACAGCAGGTTTGCCGTCCCACTTGGCTGTGACTGTGGATGGCTGTTGCGTGGCATGTTGCACAATGGCCAAGGCATCTCGTATGCCTTGTGTGCCACGGCGGAACACCAGGTCTTCCAGGTGTTCAATACCTTTGGCTCGGCCACCCACTCCAGCTTGTTCAGCTTCCACTAGAGCAACATAGCCTTGATTCACAATGCGATCGCGCAAACGTGCCAACCAACTGGCTTCGCTTTCGGCCATGGTCATATCAGGTTCTTGCAGGCCCTCGCGCTGTAGGTATTCGCGAAAGTCTGCCAGTTTTGCATCGCGATCAGGATCCATGGCCAGGGCCTTGTAAATGCTTTCCACAGTGGACAATTGTGTGCGATTGTAGTTGGGGCCCAGTAGAATACCCGCAGCTTCATCAGGATCCATGGTCACTGGCTTTTCTGTTTGTCGACTGATAATGCCCTTGTTGCTGGCCTTGAGTCCCAGAGCCTTGGCAACGCTTGACATCAATATGTTGCGATACATGCCTTTGTATGCAGAACCAGATCCGCCGCCCAACCAGAATGTGCCCCAGTTCATGTCAGGCATGAACATAAAATCAGTTTGCACAAAGCCACGTTTGGCATCACCTTGTATGGGAGTTTTGAAATGCACAGCTTCGCCAGTGAGTCTCACCCACTGCTTGGGATCTTGTTTGTTTTTCACGGCCCAGGCGTCCAGTATGGCCTTGAGTTCAGGTTTGGTAATTTCGTTGGCATCTACCGCAAGATCCATGTCTCCAGAATCGGGCTTGCGTCCTGTGGATCCCAGCCACTTGTGTGGAATACCTTGCGGATCTTTTTCCAAGGTAAGATCCAGTCCGGTGAGCCGTTCCAGCCAGGCCACTGTGGGCGGAATGTCAGCTTTTTTGATACGCTGTGTTACTGGTGTTCCGTCTGCGTTTTTGAATACGTTGCCACCTTCTTTGAGATACATCATGCTGATATTCCTAGCAGGCTGGGTAAAATTTGTTTTAGTTTGGGATCATCTACACTTTTGATTCCAGCTTGTTGCACTGCTGTTTGTAATTTTTTTATGTCCTGTATGCCTGCATTGGTTGCCAGTGCCTTGGCTTGTGGTGTAAGATTTGTGGCTATGCTGCCAGGGGTGACTTTGGGCTGTTCGCTGTTGAATTGCAACAGTTGTTGTGCCGGAAGCACACCATCTTGAGTCAGGTGCAAGAACAAACTGCCCATGTCTGTGCCGGATCTGGCATTCACAGTGGCCTGAAATATTTTTTCAATATCGTTGTCTATGTTCTGTGCAACTTCGGCACCCTGTGATACCACTGCTGGATCTTTGCTGAGTCCGTGTGCCAGTTTGGTGTAGTCGGGTGCGCCGATCATTTGATTGACCATTGCCACCAACTTTGCTTTTAATCTTGCCTGCTCGCCTGCATCAGCTTGACCTATACTGGTCACTGCTGTGCCGGATTTGTTTAGATCTGCTATGGTGCTGGCCACCAATTGCGACCATCCCAGAGCACTTTGTTTGGCCAAGGCCGGTGCGTGCTGTCTAGCATAGTCACTTGCGGCAGCATTGCGATCGCCACTGAAAGCAGTGGCACCGGGGGCAGTGTATCCTGTGCCAGCAAATGCCTTGTTCATGAGCCCCGAGGTCACAGCTGATCCTATGGTTGATACCATGGCACCTACTGCACCGGGCACAACAGCTTCGTTCATTCTTCGATGTGTAATTTCATAGATCTGCATTGGTTCTCCTGACGGACCTAGAGAATTTTCCTGCATCTTTGGTACGTATAGCATTGAGCAATTTACGTGTGAGATTTTCAGCTTGCTCTGCACCAAATTCTGACTCGATTTGTTCGATCAAACGTATGGCACTGGCGATCACGCTGTCAGCTCTGGTTTCAATGATCAGGCGTCTGTCACGCTCTACATACATCGAATCTAGTTCTTCAAGCAAGCTTCGGGTCTTTTTTTGCATTCAATCTGGGCCTTTGGATTATTTAGTGCTTTTGGAATTCTAATAAATATCTATTATACAGGAATACCCATGACAAGTCAAATCAACCCCAACAACATAGACGGCACCTATCCCGTTGCAGGCCAGCCCAACAATACTCAGGGCTTTAGAGATAACTTTACTGCTACCAAAACCAACTTTTCAGCCGCGGCCACTGAGATCACTGACTTGCAAAACAACGGTATTTTCAAAGCCGCACTGTCGGGCACCACGCTGGACAACAACATGAGTGACAATTTGATCTATGCTGTGAAATTGAATGATGTGAGCTTTACTGCCCTGACACAAACTGCCACATCAGGCACAATTACCATAGACTATTCCGCTGCGGCCTGGCAGACTCTGGCTCCCGCAGGCAATTGCAGCCTGGCATTCACCAACTGGCCTGCTTCAGGATCTTATGGTGTGGTCAACCTTGAAATGGTCATAACCAATACTGCTTACACCTTGACTTTGCCCACATCGGTTGTGAACGGATTGTTGGGTCTAGCAGGCTACAACAGTGGCACCAGAACAATCACATTTTATCAAACTGGTAATTTTACATATAGTTTCAGTAGTGTGGATGGTGGCACCACAATACAAATTACAGATTTTGACAGACCTAGAAATGTATTTTTCAGCCAGGTCAATGTGGCCAACACCACGACATCAACATCAACCACAACTGGTGCCCTGGTAGTGGCAGGTGGCATCGGAGTTGGCGCTAACATAAACATTGGCGGTAATTTAAAAACTTTCACTACTGCTAATGCTGTGGCATTCAGTGCCTTGGACACAGGATTTGTAACACTAAATGCTCCTACAGTAGCAGCCAACACAGCAGGTGCGCTGAACATTGTGGGCAGTACTACTGGTGCATATCAACCCATTTACAGCGCAGGTGGCATGGTTCACATCACCGGCAACGATGGTCAAAGTTCTAGAATGTCCAATGACAGTTTTGGTACTGGAGCTTCATCAGTATTTGTACAACGTTCGGCTAGAGGTACCGCGGCAGCCCCCACAGCGGTACAATCAGGCGACATCCTAGCCAGAATAACTGGCACAGGCTATGGTACCACAGGATATCCCCTGGCCGCAGGCAACATTGGAACCTTGGGCATTGACTTTGTGGCCTTGGAAAACTACACAGATTCAGCAGCAGGTAGTGCCATGAAGTTTTACACATCACCTGTTGGAGTATTAACCAAAACACTCAGTGCCAACGTCACTGCCAACGTTACCACATTCCCGGCCAACGTGAGTGTGACTGGTAATATTGCTGTTGGCAACATCAGCCTGACTGGTAATGTGACTTCTGCGCTGAACGTCACTGGCAACATTGTTGCAGGCAATATCAGTTCAATTGCCAATTTAAGTGCAGGCAATATTACCACCAGTACAGGCAATATTATCACCAGTGCAGGTAATGTATTGGTCTCAGGCGGCACTGGCGGTGTGGGTTACACCACAGGTGCTGGTGGCACAGCTACTCAGTCCGGTGGCGGTGGTAAAAGTGCCAGTGTTACACTCAACAAGGCCACTGGTGAGATTACCATGGCCAACAACAACTTGGCAGCAGCTACTATAGTGAGTTTCACATTCAACAACACCACTATTGGTGCAAATGACCTGCTGTTGTTGCAACATCAAAGTGGTGGCACACTGGGTTCATACACTTTAAACGCTGCCTGCGCGGCCAACGTTGCCACTGTGTATGTAAGAAACAACACCGCCGGTGGTCTCGCTGAAGCCTTGGTACTGCGCTATGCTGTGATCAAGGGCGCCACAGCTTAATTTGATTTGATTTGACCCAGCAGTTGTTTGAGTTTGGCGCTTTGCACATCTGCTGACACTTTGCCAGTTTCTT